GAGTGGGATACTCAATGGTGCTCCGCCTGCGGTGATGAAGGTGACGCTCGAACCGTTCGTGGATTGCGAGCCGATGACTCCAGGACCAGTCGAACCGCGTTGCGCGAGCTTCAATATCAGCGATGTAACGTCTGCGACTTCACTGGCATCGAAACCGTGGGATAACGTGACTTGTACGGCTCCTGGACAGTCGGGGAAACATCCGTCACGCAGGCGCACGGTCCCTGCGATGCCCCAATCGATGCTGTCTTTCATTTCAACGCCGTTGACCAGCAGGCTTGAGATGTTGGTGACGTGCATGGATGGCAGCAGCAGGGTGCGAGCGCCGTAGGAGTCGAGTTTCAGGGTCTGTGTGATGTTTGGGGCGATGTGCCAGCCGCAGTAGGATCGCACGGATTGCTGTGCGGCCTTGAGCCATGTCGACGAGTCCACCGTAGTGTCACTGGATACCAGGTCTGGAATCGTTTCAACCATCGCCCCATCACCTCACTTCTCTTGTCTGGCGGTGGAGGTTTTGCGCTTCACCGTTTTGGATGCGTCCTTGTTCTCTGGTGCTCGTTGCGTGACTTCAACCGCGCCCTTCGGCTGTTGACCTTCCCTATACAAGAAGGTGCGGCCGTTGAGTTCATAGGGTTTCATCATCGGCGATCACCTCATGCCGTAGTGCCAAGAGTCACCTTGGCGATGGCTGCCGGATACTTGACCTGCAATCCGAGACGTTCGCGCAGGCGCACGGTAATCTGATCGTTGGTGAAATTATCGCCATGCGAGTTAGTGGATTCGATGCGCACACCACCCTTGCGGAACACCTTCGCGGCGATCGAGAACGCGCCGACGGCGACAGTACCCTTCGGGATGCTGGCGGACACAACAGTGCGAAGCCCCCACAACGATGGATTCTGCATGATTCCACCATTGCCATACTGGCCAGCGAAGAAACCGCCACCAAAGTACTGTCCGTTCGAATCCTTGGACAGACGAATAGCCTGATAGTCGGCTGGGTTAATGACGATGCCATCAGCAGCGAAGCCGGTTACCTCCTGCACGGTGGAAATGCCCTTGAAGATCAGATCAGGGTCGCTGACCGTCCCTTTCGAAACGTTCGCCACAGTCTGGATGCCGTCGCGTTTGAGCACACCCTTGATGGAGTTGCTGGTTCCATCACCGGACAGCAACGCAAGTTCTTCACGCAGCTGCAAGTCGTAGAGCGCGGTCGAGTTGATCTCGGACACCACATAGTCGGCATCCTCCGCCATGTCATCAGTGATATTGAAGAATCCCGCGACCTCAGCCAGAGAATCGGTCACCCATGTGGGGTCAGCCAGATGAATCTGAGGCTTCGCGCCACCCTCGGCCACGAATGCCGTGGACCCTTCGAGCGCTCCGAACACCGGATACTTGATGCTGTTGCCGGAAACCGTGCCCGAGCCGAGAATGTCGGCGAACAGGAGCGGACGCTGGTAAGGCATGACGAAGTTCTTGTCAATGTCAGTGACCAGCGGGCCGAAAGCGCCTGTCTCTTGTCCAATGCGATGCAAGTCGGTTGCGCCCTTGAACTCGGTGGTCTGGAATCCTCGGGTCTTCGTGTCGAGAACATTCATGCCCGCGTTCTTCAAGCTCTTCATGAAGAACTCGCCTGGAGTCTTGGCATCGATCGCATCAGGCTTAGCCTCGTTGTCGACCTTGGATTCCTTCTTACCGAGGGAACCGAGCTGGTCGAGCAGGGTCTTCTTCTCCGCAGCCTTGGACAGCTGCGCGTCCAAGTCCTTCACTTCAGTGAGGATACCCTTCAAAGCGGTGACATCCTCTTCGCCGAGTTCTTCGCCGTTGGCGATGCGTTCGTTGAACTTCTGCGCCTTGGCGAGTGCCGCAGCGCGTTTCTCCTTGAGATTCATTGCGAATCTCCTTCCTGAGCTGTCTGCTCATAGATGTGTATTAACTGCGACATGGCCTCCACGGACGGATTGGCTTTCGGCTCCTCGGCCTTGGCCTGTTCAGACTCCTCGGTCTTGGCTTCAGCGTTACCGCTGGCTTCATCCACATCAAGATTGGTTTTCTCCCCATCCAACTGGGACAGGACATTGTTCAGGCTTTCCGCTGCCGCGTTGATCTGTGCCACTGATTTACGCAGCGTGCCTTCATTCTTCGCGGAGATGACGCGCCCGGCCTTAATCTCAGCAGTGAGCATGTCGGCCGCGGACTTGACCGCCACGATCGACGTGTCCTGATTCGCTCCGACTGGTACGAACGAGGCCTCATACACCTTGAGCTTTCTCAGCTCGTGGGCTTTGGTGCCGTCGTCAAGCTCGGTCGTTCCATCTTCCAGAACATCGAACGCGAAAGATAATTGGGAAAGTCGCTTCCCCTTCACCAGCCTGTACACTTGGGCTGCTTTTGGAGAGTCCATGTCGAACTGTCCCTTGACCCACCATCCGTGGTCGTCGGTTCCCATGTCGATTGCGCCGCCGAGATTGTAATCAGGGTCGTCCATGCGATGCCCGTACATGATCGGCATCACGTTCCCCGACTGCTTCCACTGCTGGATGGTGTCATCGAACGCATTCTTTGCTACGACATCACCATACGAGTCAGGTTTCCGCGTGAACGTCGAGGGGTAGACCAGAAACTGGCCATCCTCCAGATCGTCACCGTCGGTCCGGAATGATACCGGCATGTCCTTGAGCTTCATGGCTATGCTTCCTTACTGTCAAAATACTTCATCGCCGCAACGTTCGTCTGCCTCGCGAGCATGCCCGCATTGAACTGGTCAATACCGGAAGACACGAGGTCGGCTTGCAGTTCACGTTCCCAACGCTTCCAATCGATACTCTCGCCAGCTGCTTTTCGAGAACTGTTGGAACGTTTCATGCGCGCAAACCAGCGCTTCACCACATCCTCAACCTCGGCCGGAATGGGCTCCCCACCATCCTGCGGACTGGACTGGCCGCCCTCGGTCACATTGAGCGGGACGATGAGTCTGTCCCCACCTTCGAGCTCGGAAAGGTTCTGCCGTGCCCTGCCTTCGTTCACCGTCATCCAGGGAGCACCGATGCTGGTGGACAGAACGCTAGCCTGCTCCTCGAAATCACCGGCAAGCTTGGACTGAATGTTGAACTCCAGATATGGGTTGCTGGCTGTACTCACTTTGGGAACGAGGAACGTGTTGAGACGGTCCTGCACCATCTGCATCAGAGGGCCCAATGTCTCCGAGTAGAGCATTTTGCGAAATTCCCTGGTGTTGCTGAAATTCGCATTATCGAGGACTCCGACCATAACGGGGTTAACGTGATACACCTGAGCAATGGTCTGAAGCGATAGCTTCGTAACTTCCAGGAACTCGTCCTCACGAGCCGAGAAGCCCACACGATTCATGGTCATGCCATCCTCAAGCAGCGGACTTGAACCAGCCTTACCACCGTTATCCTGATATTCCTTCCAATCCCTCTGGAAACGCTCACGAGCCTTGTCATCCCAATTCGGAGCATCCTTCGGACGGGACAGATACATGCCGATGCGACCGCCACGCTTCCACATCTGCGTGCGATACGACCACGCCTGAATCTGTTCCGCCACCACGTCCTTCAATGCACTGATAGGTGAGACGCCGGACGCTGGATCGCAGGGATTCCACCCATGGAACACGATCATGTCCTCGGCTTTGATGTCGACGGCATGCCCCTGCTCGGGATCGACCGTGAACACCTGCGGGGAGAACACGTCTCCCTGCTTCTTCATCGTCACCCACGATGGAGGGATAGGTCGGATCATCCACCCCGAAGGGGAATCAGCCTGCACCACGATCCAGTAGGCGACGTCATAGAGCGCGATATCGCACACCAGTGAACGCAACAGTTCGAACTGCGTCATGTCGGGATTCGGCCTATTCAGCAAAGCGTTCAGTGGATCGTCAGTAATACGTATCCTGTTCGTATCGGATTCACGGTTGAACAGCTGCAATCCGACCTGAGCAACGTTGTCGCCCATGAAGGAGATGACCGTGCGAAGATGCGGCTGTGTGGCATACAGTTGCGCCGGAGACTGCCCCAGCACCTGAGCCACATCATCCTGCGTGAAAGTGATGTTTACCAGGGGACGATTGAACCAGCCCGAAATAGTGGACCAAACACTCACACAAGCCCCCTTCCTAGAGAACCATCAGACCATGCTCCGCATAAGCGGAGGCGGTCATCGAAGAATTAGAAGCTTCGAACATTTCAAGCCCATACAAGGCGTACGTCTCTGCGATCAGACCGGAAATGTCCATCATGGAGTTGTTGCGATCCCACACCTCGACATCGCCGAGCTTGCGTGCGACGCCAGCGGATACCGCCTCATCGATCGCAGGCTGAGGCAAGTGCCGGAGCTTCTCCTCGCGCACACGGTCACGGAACTGGCCCGTGGACGCCCCCAGACGAGGCCCGTCTATTGAATCAACCTGGAAGCCAAGCTCGGCCAGGGGATCGATCAGATCCACCGCACGGCAACCCCTGCCCTGGATGGCAACCTCATTGGCACCTGTGGTGTCACGGATGCGTTTGAGCAGGTTAGGGACCCACATCATCCCATCCCTGCGAGTCACCACCTCCACGTGAGTCAAGCCATCAGACCTCATGCCCGCGGCGGCCACCCAAGTGACCGAACCGTCAGCCGTGGTATCGATCCCGAGAACGATCCGCCCACCATCCTCGATAGACGAACCAGCATCACTGCCACGCTTCCACTTCTCAGGGTCAAGATACGTGTCCACATCGGCAGTCACCCACTGGCACAGCACCTCAGTACGGAAACCAGCCTCGGTCATACCAGCTGCATCGGAAGCCAGAGACTGCACCGTCATACCACCGAAACCGATACTCGGATTCGCCTGGCACAGCGCATCGGGATCATCCAACGCACACCCGTCAGGAGCGGACCATTCGAACAATCCGATACTCACATCATGGGAATTCGCATACTCCTCGGCACCCTGCAGACCGGCCTCCACATACTTGTCCCACTCGGCGATCTGAGTGATGCCAGCGTCACGCTGCGCCTTCAACACCACGCTGGTCCCATCCCCCGCATTGGATATACCCCACAACTGCCCGCTCCAGAAGCTCTTCGTGGTCTGTGAGGTCGCATTCCACGCCACCCATGTCTGCTGCTCACGAAGCTCATCCATCAGCACGCGGGCGGCAGGCTTGCCGCGAGCATTCTTCGCCGCCCGAATCTCATACTGGGCAAGCTTCTTCGACTGGATATACTCCTTGCCGTTCGTGTCCGAAACCTTCGCGGTATTCCCCTGCAAGGCAGGAACCGCCAGATCCTCAGCCTCCTCGGTATCAGGCTCAGGATCACACCACATCTTCACCTGCGCCCAAGGTTCACGCGCGATATCCAGATTCTGGGCAGTACCGACGATTTTAAATTTAACGGGCGGCACACGCTCGGGATGACGCAACGAGTCAACCAGGAGCCACCAGCAGGCGAGGACACTCGCCAGCATCGTCTTGCCATTCTGGCGAGCGACAAGAACAATCACGCGACGGAAACGATACGACCCGTCAGGCATCAGCTCCAACGCATGCTTCAACAACCACTGCTGCCACGGACGAAGCTCAATACCCAAGATCGCACGTGCGAAATCAATGACCTCGAAACCAAGAGAAGTCTCAGGAGTAAGCTTCCGTAAAGGACGGGTCCAAATGCGAGGCTCCATATTCCCGAACCGCTGAGAAGACATGGAACCACCACCTTGAACGAAGAGAGCAACATGCAACCACAACAAATACCGGTGCAAACCACCGCGCCAGCAAACAGGAAACCAATGTCCACAAGCGCCATCACCGGACTCATACTCAGCATCATTGCGTTCCTGATGGTGATGGTGGCTGTAGCAATACGTGGAGCAGGAATCTTCGCAATTCTCGGTAATTTTGCAACAATCGTTGCCTTTATCTGTTCAATAGTCGGCGCTATATCATGCCGCGCTACAGGTGTAAGACGTGGAATGGGCATCGCAGTAACAGGAATTGCATTATCGGTAATCGTTCTTTTCCTCGGTTTATATGCAATTCAGTGGTTGCAACAAATGTGATTAGATTGTCTGCCGATGGTCGCGCCGGAATTCGGCGAGCATATCGGTTTGCGAGCCGCTTTTAGCCTTCGCGGGCGCTTTTTGTACGACATCAACCGTCATGCCAAGCGCCTGCAAATACTTCAGGAACGTAGGGACCGTCACATTATCCAGTTTCCCATTCTGGTCGATGAAACCATCATCTGCAATAAGGTCAATGCGTTTCGCAAGCACTCTCGAAGCAGCCACCAGAGCCGAATCCTTCGCCGACAAGCCGGGAGCATTGCGCAGCGACCGTTCAAAAGCGTCAGCCACGCTCAGCAACTCAAACCTAGCCGCCATGAATGCACCTCCCACCCGTCTCGCGCGCGACCCCTATCAAAAACATCGGGGGGAGGGGAACACTCGCACGCGGGAAGTAAGCCGGCGAACAGGTCTCCAGCGATTTCAACGCCCCCTATCCCCTTTGTGAGGGTAGAATTTTTTCACAAGATTCTTTTTCTTGCAGTGTTTGATCCAATACGATGCTGTTCTTGTACTTATCGCATAAGCTTTTGACACTTCAACGACAGGTTTAAGACCGTTGTCTATTGCGGTGTTGTATATGTCTGCTACTTCTCTCAGGAAGTCTTCAGTGAGTTTCGCTCGGCCTTCGGGTTTCGTTACTTTCATCTCCGGCATCGCTTGTTGCAGAAGTTCGTGTATTCGTATGCTCCGCAGGTCGGTGCCTGTTATGTCGCGGCCTTGCAAGTGGATGTCGACAACCTTGTTCGGTTTATCCGTGTCATCAATGGTGAGTGTGGCTGTCGTGTCACCATTGATAGCAAGGAAAAGCTGTCTGTTCATTATCGCAATCCTTAGTACCATTGTCTGCTGTGTATGCCGAGGCTGAGCTTTGGTGGCTTGTTGCTTCGTAGCACGTTGCATATCTTGTGCGCGTGCCTGAAGTTCGCAGGGTCGTATTGCATTGTCGGGTCTACCGATACGGGAACGTAGTGGTCGAGTTCGTGTGAGTCATCAGTAGTGCCGGGCTTTGCTGAGTAGTCGATGGGCTGTCCGCATAGCCAGCATGGTGCGTTCTCGCGTTGTCCTTGCGCGAAGAACTGATCGCGTTGCTTCTGGAATGCTCGCGTGCTGACGCGCTTCGTAGCTGCCATGCGCTCGCCTCCAAGTGGTGTTGCCCTGCTCTCGTCTGCCTGTGTGGGCTGTGGGATTGTGGCGAGGCAGGGCAAGTGTGGTGCCTGGTGGTGAAAGGTTGTAAGACCACCAGGCAAGTGTTGGTTCTCACTTGGGTGCAAAGGAATTCTCAATCCGAAGATCTACTCCCATTCGGGAACCCAGCTTTAATCCCTGATACGCGAGAACCGTAGTTCCTCTGGCGGGAGTCGAACCCGCTCCGGCGTACTGATACTACGTGCTCTACCGTTGAGCTACAGAGGAGTCTTTCCGCCTTATGCATGACCGGAATGCTCCTGGCCAAGGAGCACGTGTCGACAACCGGTCGAGGAGCAGTGCGGAAAGAATTATGTGTTCACCGTTTTTACCGTCTGTGAATGTCAGCTGAGGAACGGCGAACGTTTGAAAACCTGCTGACTCGACGTGCAGCCTGATGCGTGAATGATAAGCAATCATCCGAGGAGCAGTGCTGCAAATATGTTGCCGCCCGCTATATGACGGCAAGAATAACGAAGGGCCCGAGATTGCTCCCGAGCCCCGCATATGAAAATAATCAATCGTATTTATTATGATGGCCACAGTTGGCGAATGCAAGTATTGGCCACAGTTACCGGTTTGCCGCTGCCCAAACGTCCCAGAGCAGGTACACGGGGGTGCCGTCCTGATGCCCAATCGGCTTCAATACCTGGCGTCGTCTCCATTCGTTGATCGTTTTGCGTTTGATATCAACACCGCATCCTTTCAACAGTTTGCTTAACGCTGCTGCGGTGCCTTGTGCTCCTGAGAGTGCGAGTCTGTACATGCGTTGCTCTTGCACTTGGTGGATGTTGACCGTATGCCCGCAGGTGCATGGCTGCCATCCTGCTGCCAGGTCTTCCTCGCTTGACCAGATGTCGTTGCCGCAGTGGTCGCATTGTCCGATGAGGATGCGGTAGGCGGGTGGTTCGAACTGTTTGTCGAGTCGATGCACGGCTGTTTCTGCGAGCTTGTAGATCTGCACCGCGTCGTTTCGGCTCATGAGTCTCTGTGAGCGTCGTGAGGCCACGCTGAGCAGGCTTTCAGCGTTCACCCGGACAAAGCGTAGTCCCAATGCTTTTCCGAGCGTCACGGCGTATTCTATGAGATTCTGCTGTAATTGCCATGCTCCCACGTTGACCGGGATTGGCGCGACGGTTCGTGAGCCATGACTGCTCTCGCGCACCATGACGCTCGCCTTCTTCGCCGCGATCTGACGCAGGTCAGGCAGGCGCACAGCCAAATGGTGCAACATGTGCGAGAGTTCCACCATGCACTTGCCACACACCAGAGTTCCCGCAGTATCAGCACCACACAATGCGCAGCCGACGATCGTGCTCACCATGTTGGCCCCTTGTCTGCTAGTGCTGCGCGTAGCCCGGCGATGACCTGTCGATTGAACCCGTAGTCGCGGCGTATCTGCTCATCGTCCGCACCATCGCGCATGGCATCCTGCGCCTCGTCGTATCGGGTTTCGTTACGCTTGCTCATGCTTGTGCCTCCAGTTGTGCAATCTCTTGGTCGAGCCAGTTGCGCAAGGCTTGCACATCCCAGTCGAACAGTGCGGACCAGAATGGCTGGTAGTCATAGTGGTTGGATGGGTCGGCAAGCGCATGGAGTTTGTCGTACATAGCGGGCGATACGGTCCAGACGATTCGACCGTTGGTGTATCCCAATTCGTAATTGAGGTAGAAGCGTGCCTTCTTCAGATCCTCGACAGGTTTGCCTTTGTCGAGGTGCCGCCACACGTATTTGACCATGTTGCCCGTGCAGAAATCCATACACGCAGTGATATCGATGCATTCGAACGGGAATCGGGTACTCGTGTAGTGGGATGGATGGTTAACCGGATCCATGCTCATGATTCTCGTCCTTTCAGGATGTTGTTGATTGCTTTTCGCAGTGCGTATCTTGAGGCTTGTTTGAGTGCTTCCTGCCGCGGCTGGTAGTCGGATATCGCGTTCGCTCTGCCGACCATCTCCAGGTATTTCTCATCGGTTTCGTAAACGTCGAAAGCCCGATCCAATTCGATATCCGTCACCGGTGTGATTCCATCGAACGATGGCTGAAAGATGCTCATGCTTCCTCCTTGCCGTCCGAGAGTGGAAGAGCATCGACTATCTCCACCGCAGCGTACCGTATGTGCGCATCGACCTGACTTTGCTCAGTCGTCAGAATGCCAAACCCAAGGCCTTTGAGAATCACGTCCACGTCAGCCACTTGCTGGTCATGGTCAGGCCTATGCCTAGTCGCCCAGAATGCACCGGCCTGGAATGCGACCTGCAGCTGCCCCAGGTATTCCTCCTCGCCTCCGAGCGCCACCTCGCCAATTCCGTGCCCCTCAACGAACCGCTTGGATGCGGCTCCGAGATCGCGTATCATGATTCCTCCTTGATTCCCAGGGTCTCAGCAATGGCATCGGTTTTGGTAGTGTCGTCAATACGGTCAAAAATCAGACCACGTTCACCGGTCTCAGGCATTTCGTCAACCGTCAGAATGCCGAGCCGTATGAGGTTGGCTATGCGCAGCTGCTCGGCTATGGCGATGAGCGCATGCACTTCGGCCTCATCCTCGGGGTTGGGGCGGTACCCGCCTTTGATTGAGTTGAAGAACTTTTTGGTTTCTTCGATATGGTTCATGATTCCTCCTCCTCTTTTGTACTTTCACGAAGCCGATTCACAGTCAGTTTTCAGATCTTCCAAGGCGCTCGTATATGCCCCTACGACGATTTCTTTGGGGGTCTCCTGCTCTTGGGAGCGTGAATGGCTATCCTTATCGGTATTGACATCTACCGGGCCGTTCTGAGGGCTGTTATTGCGTTTAGTCATCCGAACCGCCACCAAATCCCAGTGCCTCGGCGATGTCGGGCTGCAACCCTTTGACCATCGACCCGAACTGCGAATCGTCCACCTGGTACAGGCTCCGGACGACCGGGCTGTTGACGCGGGCCTCCTGGTTCAATCCGATCAGGTTCGCTATCCGCAACTGCTCAGCAATAGCGATTAGAGCATTGGCTTTTGCCAATTCGATCTCCCCTTGGACTACCCCCATCAATTCGTCATGAGAGATGTCAGACAGGATTTCCTTGGCTTGTTCGATGTGGTTGGTCATGATGTTTCTCCTAAAACGTCGTGTAGGTTCATGCGGTTCATGCGGCCTGCGAAGTGCCGTCCGATGTGCTTGCGGGGTTTACGCTCGGGGACTTCGAGTTCATGACCCCGCCACTTGGTGGCCATGCGGGCGATGGCCTGGGTGAACGGGACGCCCTGGTTGACGAGCGTGGGGATCTCACGCGAGGCCAGCCACAGTTCGTCGCCCTCGAGCCCGGCGTTGATGAGCGCGGTGTCGATCTCGTTCCTGGTGAGCCTGGCGGCGGGACGGTTGCGTTTCACGATGTCCGCGACATCGCCTGGTTGGATCATGCCGAAATCGTGGTGAGTGCCGAACCATTGCGCCACCGCCGCGAGACACTCCTTCAAGGTCGGGGCGCACGCGTCGTTGACGATCTGGGCGAACAGGATCGCGTCATCCCTGGTCACGCTCCTGTGGTCGAGATGCTTGATGGCGGTCATCAGATCCCATGCGTCAGTCGGTGAGAGCAAGGCGACCACCTCCCCGCTGTTCCTCGGCCTGGATCTCGGCACGGATACGACGATCCTCATCCCACTCGGCCTGAGCCTTCTGCGTCCGAGTGACGATCCTGCTCGACTGCATTCGCTGACTGATGTCCGGCCCGTCATTCCACGAGTCGAGTTTCAACCACTTCGCTGGGTAGGGCGCGTAGGTCACATCTCCGGTCAGGTACGCTTGCAACCCGCTGATGATCTGTCCGACCGGCGCTCTGTTGATTGCTTTCTTCCATTCCGCCCATGCTTTTGGTTTTTCCTTGCGTCGGAAGCTTGGGTAGGTCTTCCAGAAGATTTCAAAATCATCGGAATATGCGGGAGACCGTGAAACTTGTTTCGCGGGAATGTTTTTACTCTGACCCTCTGTCCCCCTGTCCCTCTGACCCCCTGACCCAGTACCGAGGGTCTCCGTACTTATACCGAGGGTCTCGGGAGAATCGAAAAGCATAGGCTGAGAATCGTTGGAAGGACGCGGATAACGAGGTTTGTTCGGGTTATGCACCTTCTGGTGCCTTTCCCAGTTGGTGATATAGATGTATTTGCCTCCATCTGCCTCGTACATCTGTATCAACCCACGCTCAGCAAGCACGCCCAAACCTTCGGAGAGTCTCCGTAGAGTCTCCCGAGGGTCTCCGGCGAGGTCTTGCGCGAACAGATCAGCACAGATGTCAATCAGGTGGTATCTTCCAACCCCATTGTCATCCACGTACGACCACAGGCCGACGAACAACAGCCGTTCGAAAACGTCCAGTGACGCTATATCATCACTGCGCCAGAACTCCGGTTTGATATTGCGTATCCTCACCCTCACCGCCTCCTTTCCAATGCTTGTATTGCGCCCTGTACTGCGTGTGAAGCCGAAGCCAGCCGACGCGCTCCCAACTGCTGTAACAGCAGTCGAAGCAAGCTGACCCGTGCCATCGCTCACGCCACCACTGACCACAGTCAGGACACCTGGCCACATGGCCGCCGAACTTCGAGGCACGAGGCAGGGAACAGCGTTGAATAGCACTCTCACTCATTCCTTCACCGCCCTTCCTTGCACGAAGTCCAGCACCTCACCCGCACACGCCTTGCACAGCGTGAAGTCCGTATAGGAACCATCAATACGATCACGAGCATCCTTGGGAAGCCACAGCCACCGCACCCTGCTCCATCTCAGAACCGAATACTCCGTGATACGAGTACGGAACGTGACACCCTCAGCAGGCGCGGTATCCACCATCACGCCACAACGGGAACATGGAACACTACTCATAACTTCACCGCCTTACGAGCAGCAGCGAACAATTCCCTAACCACCTGTCCTACTGTGATTCCTGAATATTTTTCGTTGCCAAGAGAGAGGGAATTCAAGATTTCAGCCAACGACACGGCACCAGCCTCGATCTCCGCTTCGGTAGGCTCAGCGGTACGACCCTGTTCGTAGGCTTCCTGAATGTCCGAAGATTTGACACCATCCATACAACCACTCGTATACCATTCATCCCGCGCCTCTGCTCGTATCTGAGCATCATGAGCGGCAAGCCAACGACTCCATCTGCGCTTTGCCTCTCCGTAAGAGCAGACGCCAATATCGCTCATCCCTCGTGTCGCATACTGCGCAATCCCGTTATCGGTTGGTGTGTATTCCTGTGTCATGACTGCTTTCCTTTTCGCTTGTGTTTGCCTCGTTGGCAGCCGCAGGATAGGCTCCTGCCTGCCGTGAGATTCCATTGCCTGACCCGACGTTGTTGGCCGCAGTCGCATTCGCACAGCCATGTCAACCCGTGGCCCGGGTCGGGTTCGGGATCACCAAGCACGGTGAACATCCCGAACCGTCTGCCTGTCAGATCCTCGGGGATGCTGAACCCGCCGAAACCATCCAGTTCACGGATACGCTGC